TGGCTTTTGTTCTGTCTATTGCCAGTTTGCCAATGTCTCTATTTTTCTTTGTGAATCTTTTGTCTAGGTCTTGTAAATCTTTTTTGAATGTGTTTATCAACACATTAAGTTTCTTGTTGCTTTCCAGTATGGCAGTGAAGTCCGCCTTCTGTTGTTCCAACACTTTGTTCTGTTCTTCAACTGCTGTTTCTAATTTAATTTGATTTGCTTTGAGTGTGGCATTGTCCGCTCTCAATTTCATCACATAGATGCCTGCTCCTGCTATTCCTGTGATTAGCAAGATTGTGATCATCATTTTTATTTGTCCAAATATCATTCTGATTCTAATTCTCCGCTACGACTGTGTCTACACACCTCAATTTTGTATTCTCTGCCATCATAATCTTTTTCTGTTCTGTACAGAGGCCCGTCATGTGCTTCGTTACCGCAGTTTAAACAATGTTGTGTGTCTTTTGTAGTCATAGTATTATATGCTACTATTTATCAATGGAAAAATGAATTATTCAATCAGTCCAGGTTTGTACACAGTCTTGCCATTTTCTTTCATGGCAGTAAGGCTCTGTTTTCTGTTGCCTTCACCTATGTAACTCACATGAACCCATCCTGAATCAGGTATGCCCGGAGTGTAAAATTCTAATATCAATTGATCGTAATCCAGTGTGTCTTCGATGAATTTCGCCACTGTGTAATTGGATGTACCTGGACATTCTATATCTACTGCTTCTCCTTTACAATGTTGAGATCTGCTCGATCCACCCACTGCTTCATTCAATGCTGGTCCTCTGTATCCTGAGTTGATAGTGGTCACACCAAATTTGTCTCTTACAGGCTGTACCACTTTTTCAAATAATGATTTTGCCTTTGCAAGATGTTCTTCTCCAGGTGTGTTGTCTAACCCTTTTCTTGTTGCTGTCTGACTTTTTGTGTATTCTTGTAATGTAAAATTTTTAGATAGTCTCATATTTTTTCTCCAGTACCACGCAGTGACCTTTGTTTTCAAATACCAATTTGTTTCCAAATTTGGTAATATTGTAATCACCTACGTACTTACTTAAGAATATAACTTCTGGAAAGGCTTCGATTTGAATTGATTCTTTTATGTTTTCAAGTATTTGTGTTTTGAATCCCATGTCAACAAATTCAAACATAATTTTATCAGCATATTTTTTGGTTAAAATCACTGTGTTGTCTTCCATGTACACTTCATCAATGTAACTGTCAGCAAAGAAATTTTTATAATTCTCCATCTGCGTCTCGTTGGTTTTGATATCATAAGCACCTGGATCTAATGGAATTTGTTCGTTAATGTTGGATTCATCTGCTGAATGACTTCTGAAATTTTTATAGTATCTAAAACGTAAATCTTCTTGATTAGAAATCTTCTTGATTCCATCTAAAATTTCTATTATTTGATCTGGTGATTTTTTTGAACGTTCTATTTCTACAAACACTCTGTACTTTCCATCTGCTTGTTCGCCTGAAGTTTTGTCAGCATCCAACACATAGTCATATCCTGTTTCAATAAATTTTACTAAATCTTGTGCAGGTTGATCACCTTTTACAGCAAAACTTAGAGTGACGATATCTGCGTCATCTCCCATTTTTGATTTGTAAGAATCAATTTCAAAAACGTTGTCGATAGTGTATTGTAGATCGTTCTGTCTTAAACCCATTATAAACCTTCTGGTGCAATTTCGTCTGCGGCCTCAACAGAATCAGCACCGTCAACTATTTCTGCATTGGCAGGCTCTTTGTTGTATTCTTGTTCTATCTCGTATCCACTGTATATTGTTCTAATTAAATCTTTAGGCATTCTGATGGTTACTAACCATATTGGCATTTGATCCAGTTTGCCTTTTTTAGTGCCTGGTCTGAAATCGTCTGATTGTAACACCTGTCTTGGATAGACATAAACATCTTTTTTGTAAAAAACTTTGCAACCATAATCTGTAAGTCTTTTACCACCATCTGGATCAGGCATTTTATCTCTGGGCCACATGAACGTGGCAGTCACAAAATGTCTTAAAATTTCAGGACCTTCTGCTAATTCACCATCCATCCAGTTGTCATATACGTATAGATTTAACTCATCCAGCACACGTTCAAAATCTTTAAGAATAGTGAATGCTGTGTCATTATCGTACACATTTTCTATGGTTTTTATGACGTCTTTTATGTCTTGCATTGATAGATACCTTTTTTATGTATTTATCATAAGCCTAAACTTATGTGAGCATTTATGTCTCCTATGATATACCGTAAATAATAGTATGCAAACAATTATTTTGCTTAATAAACAAAGGAGTGCTAATGGGTAAAAAAACATCCAGAAAGCGCCATAACAGGGCAAACGTCCTACCAATTAAACAATACCTTCCAGAGAAACCTCAAGATGTCAAGATCGTTCCTAGAAACGTTAATCAGGAATCTTACCTTCTTAAGTTATTGGATCCAGCCAAAGACATTGTGTTTGGTGTAGGTCCGGCAGGTACGGGAAAGACGTTGATCGCTGTTCAGGTGGCTATCAAAATGTTCAAAGACAAACAAATCAATAAAATAGTAGTAACACGTCCGGTAGTAAGTGTAGATGAAGACATAGGTTTTCTTCCAGGTAATTTAGAAGAAAAAATGGCTCCATGGACTATACCTATATTCGATGTGTTTAAATTATACTTCACCACAGCAGATATACAAAATATGCTGTTTGAAGGTGTGATTGAAATATCACCCTTGGCTTTTATGCGAGGTAGAACTTTTCATAATTGTTACATAGTGGCAGATGAAATGCAAAACGCCTCAGCAAATCAGATGAAGATGTTGTTAACGAGAATAGGCAGTCGAAGCAAATTAGCAGTAACTGGAGATCTCGCTCAGACAGATAGACCCAATGACAATGGATTGTCTGACTTCATTGATAAACTTAATCAAAAGTCAAGTAGTTTAATTGATATTGTGAACTTTATTAAAAGTGATGTTCAAAGGCACGAAGCAGTCAAAGAAGTTTTAAGTATTTACGGAGACTGATTTATAGTTACATCTTGATTTCTACGAATAATGTGGAAACCAAATGCTGTACAACAAATACCGCTGGTGTCACCAGGCTGTAATCCGTCTAGGTAAATCATAAAATCTTTATCCATTTGTTCACGTTTAATTTTTCCTAGATCACCGCCATTGGCTTTTCCACTAGGACAATCGCTATACATTTTTGCGGCTTGCTCGAATGTTAATTCGTTGTCCAACATCTTTTTTTGAATATCAGCAATTAAAAATAGTGCTTCTTCTCTTGATACATTTCGTTGACTTCTTGTTGCGTCTTCGTGTGCAATTAATATGTGACTACATCTACTCATTTTTTAAATACTTCCAACTTGTTGGAAACTCCTCTTTACAAATATTATGTATTCTATCTGCTATATCACGTGTTTCTTCTTGAGTATCTTTAGCACAACGTAGATTGCAAACTCTAGCAAAGGCATATAGTGTGCCTGACCAATACCATTCGGTCATCATATTTTGTGGTAAAACCATACGTGCCTGTTCTGGTGCTACACCTTTTTGTATCAATGCATTGTATAAAATTAGACAACTTTCCATTGTTGTTTCCATCATATGTTTCATTGTGGGATCTAATTCAATTTCGCCAGCACTGCCTTGTTTAGAATTTTGTGGTCTACCTCTCCATGTTTTTGTGCTGTATAATTCAGGCGGAAAGTCAACGTATCGTCTTGATACTTCATTCCATACTAAACCAACTTGATGTTTCACAAGTTGTCTTGCAACAAATATTGGTGCTTTGATTCTAAATTGTAATGATGCATGAGCAAAAGGAGACCAGTGATTGTGTTCAGCAAGATACTTGATTAATTTTTCATCTGATGCTTCAAATGTTTCTTTGTTTTTACTGTAACTTACTCTTGCGGCATTCACCACAGATAAGTCTGTACCCATTTTGTCTACTAGTTCTACGATCATTTGTCTTTAAAATATTTCTTTAATTTGTCTGCTTCGCCTGAATGCTTTTCGTAGCCTGGCATTGGTTCTTTTTGTGTGTCTAATACTTGCCATGCTTCTGCCCATTGTCTATTAAACTCTACCCAACCTTCTCCCTCAGGATCTGTGTCTGCTTTAATGGCATCTTCAGGACATTCTGGTTCACACACACCACAATCAATACACTCGTCGGGTTTAATAACCAGCATATTGTCGCCCTCATAGAAGCAATCTACAGGGCAAACGGACACACAGGTAGTGTGTTTACACATGATGCATTTATCATTAACTACATAAGTCATTATGCCAACCAGTTCCACACACCTCTGATTGCCAACAGCAAATACATCAATTCCATTAATGCTCTTGGTGTGTCTTTGTCTTTAATTCCCATTCTTATCCATATACTGCAACTGAAACAGGCAACAGCCCAACCTATCCATTGTATTTCTGATTGACCACTGCTCAACAAAAAGGCACTCACCATTGCCAATATAAATCCTAACCATCTCCAGCCATCAATATTTTTGTAATATCTAATTTTCATTTTACCACCAACCTAATATTCTACCATTGCCTACAATTATCATAGTGCAAGTTAATATGTGTAGCACCACCCAAAAAGTTCTCACCATAGCAACTTGTTTGTCGTAAGGTTTGGTTTTCTTATCTGAAAAACTGCCTAGTGCATACAGCCAAACTTTGAACCAATTACGCATTTTAGATATTTTGTAGTTTAATCATTGTAGCCGCAAGATTTATTTCTGGATCAGCAACCAATGTGTGATCTACCAGTCCTTGTTTGATAACCAATATTGCTTTTTCTTGACGTGCTTCATCACCAAACAATGTGATGTTATCATACAGCCATTTGTAAATGTCTTCAATTTCATCTGGACGTGCTTGACTGCAAACCAGTTTTCTTGCTTCAGTGATCTTGCCTGCTTTAAACAATTCAGTCATTTCCAATTTATAATCTGCTTCGCCTTTGTCTGCATTGGCAGGAGCAATCAGTGTGCCTTCTTGTGAATTCATTTGCACAGTGTTAATACATTTTCTTAAATCTGGATATGTTGCTTTTACATATGTGTCTAATATATCTAAGTCCGGAGTTACGCCTTCATCCATTAAAATTTTAGCAACTCTTGTGGTAAATTCTGTTTGATCAATACGTTCTATATGGAAGCCTTGGCATCTGCTGTGCAGTGCAGGAATAATTCTGTTGGGATAGTTACAAGTCAAAATAAATCTACTTGTTGTGTGATATTCTTCCATCACACCACGCAGTGCCGCCTGTGCATTAGGTGATAGATAATCTGCTTCATCTAGCAGTACAATTTTAAAGTCACCAAATGGAATCATTTGTACAAAGTTAATGATTGTATTTCTTATATCATCTACACTGTTTGTTCTACTTGCATTTATTTCTAATATATCCAAGTCATTTACTTCAAGTTCATTGAACAAAAGTTTTGCAAGTGTTGTCTTACCAATACCTGCATTACCACTGAATAATAAATGCGGAATAGTCTTTTCGTTGATCCATTGTTTTACTTGATTCTTTTGATGTTCATCTCTGAACACATAACCGTCTACTGTTTTAGGACGATATTTTTCTACCCATAAATCTTTCATGTTATTTTTTACCTAAAATTTTGTTAATAAACTGTTTAATATCTCTAATCATTGAACCTAATACTAGGTAAATGTAGAACCTAGCCTCTACAAAATATGCGATTGACAAAGCACACAATATTATAAAAAGCATCAATAAAAATAAATCCATACTATATCAATCTCTCCTCATGTATTCTTGGCCCATGCCACTTAATATTAATATGATGTATAACAAAGGCCAACCCCATCCTGTGATTGTGCCTGTTAAGTGTAAAGTCATTAACACAATGCCAGTTACGCCGGTTGTGTTTAATCCTTTAGATTGTATTACTGGAAGTTTCATTCATACAGTATATGTGATATACTGCAATTTGTCAAGTATTATTCAGCCAAATATGGCGTATCATTGTCTACTTTTCTAGACAATACATCTGATGGTTTTTCTTTGGAAGTTCCTAAAACGGATTCTGCTTCGACAACACGCACAACAGTTTTGATACCATTTTCATCTTCCATGGTAACGCCTCTGCTCCATCTTCCGTGTTCAACTAAAATCCAATCTCCTATTTGATAGTCGTCATCGTTCTCATGACCTTTGGCAAAAACTTTGCCCCAACGAGGATGAATACCTCTGGATTGACCATCATCTGATGCAATAATAATTCCGCCAGCAGTTTTTTGCTCGCCGAAATCCATATCAGTTACTATTACTCTGTTATGTATTGGAGTAAGTGTGCCTTGATAGATTTGTGTAGACACCATTATTCTTGATCTTTTTTAACAAAGTTGCCGTCTGCATCTTCAACCCAATCGTTGTTTTCTTGTGCTGGTGCTTCTGCAACAGGTTCTTCTACAACTGGTTGTGCTACAGGCTCTGGAGTTTTTTCTTTATGAGAAACAGTTTCAGGATTATCTCTGTAATAATCTGCTAAAACATCTTCTCTTTTTTTGATGATTTTGCCACCTGCTCCTAATTCGTCACCTCTAGCATTTACTTTGGCATTGCCAACTGCTGGAGTTAATTCATTTCTTTTTCTCAAAAGATCCATGTCCACGGTTTTACCCTGCATGGTCTTATAAACTTTTTTGCCTGTTTGTTTTACTGCCATTTTCTATTCTCCTATTATATGTGTATTTATCTGATGAATTCCTTCCAGTCTAGTCGATACTGGATCGAATCAATTTTGTGTATGCCCAATAGATACAATACGTAACTTGCTACCGAACTGCCTCTGCCTACACCCCACACAATCTTGTTTTCTTTCATAAATGTTACCAAAAAATGTAAAAACTTCAATAAATTTAGATGTCCTAATTCTTTGAACTTGTTTAATTCTTCAATAACTCTTGTTTTTGCTTCTGGTTTGTCTGGACACTGTGCTATCAAAAATTTTTCAATATCAAACTGCTTGTAACTGTTTGGCATAAACCATTCTGATTGTAAAAGATTGTCAAAATCTTTCAAACTTATGTCTAATGGCTCATAAAACTTCAGCATTTGTCCGTCACCTGTTTCTTTGATAGACAGATTAAATTGTTCAGTTTCTGAATTTTTTTCCACATACACTTTGAACAGTGTATCCAACTTGCCTTTGTATATAAGATCCATACAATCTTCTACACCGTACTTCGGCAAACCTAAAGTGTCAATTTTCATAAGTGTATTATATGTGATTTAACTCAAAAAGTCAATGATTAATCTACTTTGATTAAATCATCTATATCTTTACCAGAATTTTTGTCTATTTCTTTTTGCTCTTGGTACCAACGCATTTTCAATTCTTCTGTGTAACCTGCGATGAACATATTGATTTGATTGCGTACTTGTGGATTGGTTGCTCTCAAATATTTGGTACGCAACTCCGTGAGTTTGTTTTCTAATTCTTGAGTTGAAATGTCTTTGTAGTCTTTGTCCAATGGATGGAACATAAAATATTAACTGAATTGACCAATATATCTGGCAAACACAGTTACTCCGCTGTCGTATGTGTAAAATTCTACAACCAAAGGATTTGTTGTGCTGTCAACAGTAAATGGATCTGGAAATCCAGATGCAGTTTTGATTGTGCCACCATCTGCCGCCCAAGTCACTGTTCTGTCTCCACCTGATTTTACAAGTTGTACAACAACACTTTCTAATGCATTTGCTTGTGAACTCCAATCAGCCAATGTTAATGTTACATTTGCTCCCACAGTAATTGTTTGAAAATTACCATTGGACAAACTGATGTTTTGATCAGTAGTTACTGATCCTGCACTATGACTTTTTGTAAAGTTACCTTTGAATAAAGCACCACTAACTTCGTTGCCTGCAAAGTTGTTGGTTGCGTTAAGTTTTGCTGAATTGGTTTCTAAAGCAGTGATTTCTGTTTTCGCTGTGGCTAAACCAGTTTTGATTGTGTTGAAATTATCTCTAAATCCTTGACTATTGTTGTCTTGTCCTGCTATAGGATATGTTGCGTCTATGCTTGTTGAATCTATATCACTCATAATTTTTGTTTCCTACTGTTATTTATCTTATACATTGTATTGATAGTTAGGAAAAAGAATGTACTGATCAGCACTATTGCCCTCTGTTCCTTCAACTATGTATCTATCAATTTCAAAGTTGATATTTTTGATATCAAATCCACTGTTTTTTACTGCTAGAGCAATATTTTGGCTAGTGCCTTCTTTACAATAACACAATGGCACTGCTGTGGTGTATCCTAATGCTTGATTACCAGTCTGTGCTGTACGCATCCAGAGAGGTAATAAACCTCCTTCAGTTGTGCCTAAAGATTTGATGTTGTTTCTCATATTAGAAATGTTGCTGATGTATCTCAATTCGTCATTGCTCATACTTGCCTCTAACAAATTGCTGTCCACTTTGATAACAGAATTTTTTGGTCTGAATCTGAATGGATCACCGTTCACTTGTTCCACAGTGCCCACAGACAAATCAGGACCTGACTGCATATCTATCAATAATTCTCCATTAGGAACATCCACTAACAGTCTGCCTGTTCTTGCAAAAATTTCTAAACTGGTTCCAACACCTGCTACACTTAAACTTGAATCTGCTTGAGCAAAAATAGTGTAAGCAGAACCCCCAACATTTAATTTTGTTGAATCATCTGTGACTTCCAATTGAGTTTGATTGATTTTAATTTTATTTTGTGGATTAATTTTTAAAGATGATCTTGTGCTTGATGTTTTTGAATCTCTTACATCAACCACATCTGCATAAACCAGTTCGTAGGCAATATTATTTGTTCCTGGATATTTTGCCACTGCTGTTTTGATGTCTCCAAAGTTAAATCTAGCCCGTTTATGATTCTTTGCAACTGCTGTTACATAATTACCAACAACTTTCTTTTCAATTCCTGAATACACCAACATACGCATTGTTTTTTGTAGTCCAAAATTAGAATCATTAGGTCTATAAATTTTATCTATTGCAAATATGTTTGTGTTACTGATAAAATCTTTAAAGTAATTGCGTTGTGTTGACTTTAATAATGGTTGAGCATATAAATCTGTAAATGTTTTTGTGACATCTGTATCAATCACCAAAGTAAAAGTACGTTCAACAGAACTGAATCCAAATCTATCTTGAGCTTTCACAGTGAATGAATAACTTTCGTCCACAGTGGTTGTAGCACCATCAAGTGTCAACAGGTTATCATCAAAAGATGTAATACCCGGTAACGAATCTTCGCTATACAATCTTGCATTTCCTACAATTTCACCATCTAAAGATAGACTAAGTCCTGGAGGCAAACTGCCACTCATTAATAAGTATTTCATTTTAGCATCAGTCACAGTGCTTGTAGCCTCTAATCTAAGATGACTGGTTAAGTTTGCTTTCAAAGTGCCCAATGCTGATGCTGTTGTCCAAGTTATTGTACTGTCAACTTCTCCTAATACTTTAACTGTGAATGTTTTGGTTGCTGTGGGTTCTGTATCTGTGCTGTTAAGTAAAAAGTTTTTGCTGTATGATTCGTCTTTGAATGCGGCAATGCTTATATTTTGTTCATTAACAAAATTATCGGTTAATGGAATATTAAGAATCAATTTTTCCATTGCTGTTGCACTTGCAATTCCTTGTAATGCAGGTTCGCCTTCTGCCAATAAAGATTGTATGTCAGAAATAATATATTCACTAGATCCAATTCTCAATGTTCTATTTTTGTATTTGTCTTTTGATATTCTGTTGTAAACAAATATTTCGTTGTTTGCTCTCACAATTGGTGTTTGAATTCCATTGCTGTAATCACTGGGATTGTACACTGTGCCAGTGTAAACTAATAAATCGTTTGCTGTAAGGTTTCTGTTCAGTGTAAGTAATTCATAATCTTGATCTGAACCATCTACTCCTAATACTGTGTATTCTTCTTTGTTAATTGTAATTTTTTCACCAACTAAACTTTCTAAATCATCCAATCCATCTGCTTCACCCACTGGTAATTTTTGTATTTTTAAAGTGTCTCCACCTTGAGGTTGATCTTCGTATGGAGTTACAACCACTGTGACCAGATCACTACCCACACCGGCTCTGACTGCACTCACAGTAAATTTATATTCTTTGTTTACAGCAGGTTGATAAGGAACTCTGCCTGCTATTTCTCCTGTAACAGCATCCAATGTCATACCTGGTGGTATGATAGAATCAGTGTTGTCATCATTTGTGTTTTCTAAAATGTAACTTATTTTTCCAGGCACTGTGTTTGGATCGTAAAGTTCTAAAAATATTGTAACATAGTTGTTTGCTCTTTTGAATCCTAAATCAGTTGGTGTTAACCACTGTGGTGTTCTAAGATATGTTCCATCTGATGTGAATACACCTGTTCCCAACTGCATGATAGTGTTGTCTGCTCTTAAAAAATCATCACCTACTACAAATATTTTGAATGTTCTAGTCTCGGTGGTATCACCGTCTGTCACATTTACGTTAAAACTGTAATAGCGATTTAATTTTCTTTGATTTCTTGTTCCGACTTGTGTATTGTATAAATCTGAAAACTCTTGCACATCAAAGTAAAAACTTCTGTTGGCAATTGAACCGGATAAACCAAAGTCAAAAGGTGCAGATGCATAATCATTAGAATCATAATACCCTGAACTTGATAAGATGTCAAGAGCTCTAATAGGATCTACCAATCCAGAAATTTTTCCTGATTTACTTAATGTCAATCCAGGTGGTAATTCTCCACCACCTTCTGGAATATAATATTCTAAAACTGTGTTTGCACTTAAATCAGCATCTTGAGCCTCCAATTGAAAATCTACATATGAACTGTCCAATATGAACAATTGACTGTCTGCTCCAATAGGCAATGTGCCTGCTGGTGTTATCCATGTTGGTGCATCAGGTCCTTCAATATTAATTGTAAAAGTTCTATCCTGTATTCTTGTGTCGTGTTTGGCTCTAAGGCAAAATTCAAATTTTGTGGATCGACTGACTTGAAAAGGTGTTCCAATCAGTGTTTGTCCTGATAATCTTAATCCAGGCGGTATTGTGCCTGCTATTGTTGTAATTGTGTCAGCACCTGAAACGGGCAATGTAATTGTGGTAGGCACTCTTTCTTGATACGTACCTAAATTATAACCTGTTTGAACTGTCCATAAATCGTGCATGATATATGTATTTATCGAGTTGTAAAATGCTTAGATAGATCCAAAGTCAATGCCAGTAGCGGATGGTGACGCAATTGTGCCCATATCGACTGGATTGAAAGATTCAAGCCACTGCAACAAGTTGTTTACAGGGTTTTGCACACCACCGAAATCAAATCCTACAAGACTGTCTAGATCATCTACGTCTACACCTTTTACCAAACCATTAAAATTGGTTCCTGTAATAGTGCCAACGTTGATCATGTTGTTACCATCAGCATCAAGTGTTGTTGATAATGTAGGAGAAGTTTCATTTGATAATGATGAATCTATTGTAATGTTCGATCCTGAACCTGCTGTGGTTGTTCCACCTGTACCTTGAACAGTAACTTGTCCTTGTGATCCAATTGGATTTAAAGAACCTAAATCTGTTGTGAACAAAATGCTCACAATACCTGATGATGTGATTGTGATTTGATTGTTATCAGCACTTAATGAAACATTAGGTCCTGCTTTTAAATTTTTAAAAATTAAGTTATCACTGGATTTTTCAGCAAACACACCTTTTGTAGTACCATCATCTGCCAATCTATTAGATGCTGTTGTGTTTTCTGCCTGACGAGCGTCTAGTTCAGTGAAGTTATTATTAACCTTAACAAAGGCTTCTCTCAGATCATCACCTGTACCGTCGTTTGCTAGTGTTCCTATGTTGATTGTGCTGATTGCCATAACAATATTTATCCTTTATGTCTAACCTTATTTCTTGGATATACCGACCCTGATACTGGTCTTTTTTTATGATCTTGATGTGGAAATGCTGTTCCGTTTAATGGTCTATGATAAATGTATCTCAAATATTTGTTTTGATCATTAATTGATCCATCACCTAACCATTCACTGTCCCCATAATCACTACCAGTACTGCTTATGTCTCCTGATGTTGAATTATCAATCAAATAATCTAATGCTTCGACATGAGTCATGTTAGGATCTTGTTCTGCTCTACTAGCCAATACACCTGCGACTTGTGGACCACTCATACTTGTTCCTGATATAGATGCGATATAATAATTACTGTCCCTTGTATCGGTCAATGTATTAGTGTAAGGAGTAGGTGTTTCATCTCCGGGACCGTTATAAACTGCAGAAATAATGTTTTCTCCAGGCGCCCAGATGTCGACTCTGTCTCCATAATTACTGCTTGTATCTTTATATTGTTGAGTTTTTGTGCCAGCATTGCCGACACATATCATTACTCTTGCAGGACTTGATCCTTGTGAGTGAACATAATCACTCACACCAAATCTTATACTATTGTTATAATTTGCATTGGCATTTTTTACACAAGGCCAATAACTGTTACCAGCAGAGCCTACCATTATTACTCCGTCTGCAATGGCGTCTACCACATCAGCATCAACTCCCGCCGATACTGCCGGCATACGAAATAGGTATGTACTTGCAGGAACCGGCACACCATTTGTTTCCAGTGATGTTTTTTTGGTTGCATCTGGTTGACCTGAAATATCAGTAAATGTTCCTCTGTAGGTATGACCGTTAATACCTGAAAGAGAAATATTACCGTAATTGTACCCCCAACTATTATTACACACAGTAGGATTTCTTCTACCTGTTACAGGATTAACTGCTTTTGTTTTGTGCCACTCTCTAATGTAATCATAAAGGTAAAGTTCCCAATTACCTGGAGTGAATGTTCCTGTGTAATTAAATTCCATATAATAAATGTTGGCATCTCTTGCCCAACCTTGAGTATTGCCTGCCACTGTGCCTGTTGTGTGTGTGCCATGGTTGCTACTTATATCAGAATAATCATAGTTGCTTGATCCTGCATTAATTCCCAGTTGAGAATTTAAACTGAACCAATTAAATTGTTGCACTCTTGATCCTCCTGATCCGTCTGAATTAACTGCAAATTCAGGGTGATCAGTTTTAATATGTGAATCAACCATCACCACGTCAACATTTTTGCCACTGCTTGTTGTTTTTACTGTTTGATTGGTTTGTGTAAATGAACCGTTAGTTCCCCAATTGGCTAAATTAGATCCTTCTGTTACTCTTAATAATCCCCAATTTTTATCAGTGTTATTAAAATTTCCCAATATGCTATTATCTTTTTCAAAATTGGAAGTTTGTTCCCAATGTGCAATTTTTTGTATACCTAATGCTGAAGGTGGTTGTTCTACTGCTAGAACTCTTGAATCATTTCGTAAAGTTTCTGCTTCTGCGTCATTAAGCATATAGTGAGTGTTTCTGCTTATGTTTCTTCTATGCTTGACATCTACTGATCTGTTGGGAATATAAAGGTCTCCACCAGGAGTTTCCATGTCATTATAGAAAGCATCTAAATTTTCAAAGTTATGAAGTGTTACTATATACTCTTTAAGAGTGTCTGACATATTATACCTCTACTGGTACTACTGTCAATGTTACTGTGATTGTTTGCGTGGATCCACTTTTGTTAGTTACAGCACATGGAATAGTAGTTGTTACCGGATTTTCATCATTAAAGCCACCTGCAAACGGTGTAATCAAAACTGTTTGAGCACCTGTTGTGATTGCTTCTGCTATCACTCCTGAACCCGGTGTAGGATCAGATGTTTCACTTCTTGCTGAATCTGATGTTCTAACAGAAGCACTTGAATAAATTCTAACCCATGCCGCCGCCGATGTTTGAATCTTGTACAAGAAGTAACCTTTGTGTCCAGTGATATCTAAATTAGTAGATGCGTTGTTGGCAATAGAACTTGTTGTGCCTGCCACTGTGCCTCTTGTGCCTATATCTGAACTTATTGTTAATGTGTCACCTGTCACTGCTGATGTGATACCTGTACCACCAGCAATAGTCAAATTGTCTGTGGTTGTGTTTGCTGTGGTAAATCCAGAATCACCTGTAATGGTTGACCATAAATTCTGACTACCCCCACCACCTGATGCGTTGATTGTGATTGAATCTGTACCTGCGTCAGTAGTGATTGTAACGTTTGTACCTGCAACTAGATTTAATGTATCTGTTGTTGTTTCTGCTGTAACTGTTGATTGTCCTGCAACTGCAACATTGGCAAATAAATTTTGATCTACATTTGGTGATGCGTTTGTAATTGTCAGAGTATCACCAGTAATGGCTGTTGTGATGTCACTTCCGCCTGTTACAGTTAATGTGTCAGTTGCCGAATTTGCTGTTGTGTTGCCTGCATCAGCACTAACAGTTGCGAATAAATTTTGTGTTGAACCTGAAGAATTAATTGTTACACTTTTTCCTGTGTTGTCTGTGGTAAGAGTTGTGTTTGTACCTGCTACGAATGTTAACACACCATTTGTAGAAGCAGTGGTTACATCTGTTTCACCTGATACTCTTACTGTGCTGAAAATGTTTTGATCCACATTTGGAGATGTGTTGGCGATTGTTAATGATTTACTTGTATTATTTAAAGTAAAATCAACTCCTCCACCATTTACCAATGTCAATGCTTGACTTGAAGTAGCAGGAGTTATAGAAGTGGCACCATATACTATAGAAGCAAAAATATTTTGATCCACATTGGGTGATGAGTTTGTGATTGTAACAGCATCACCTACAGCATCTCCTGTGACAGTAATACCTGTACCTGCTGTAAATGCCAATGTGTCTGTGGTTGTATCTGCTGTGATTGTGACACCACCTGCTAATACATTTTGAAATATGTTTTGATCCACATTGGGTGATGAGTTTGTGATTGTGATTAAATCATTAACAGCAGTCATTGTGATACCGACACCAGTTTGGAAGTTTAATGTGTCTACATTTGAACTAGCAGTTGTTGATCCACCTGATGGTGTTATTGCAAAAGTTTTGTAAGCAAAGTTGTCTGCAACATTGAAATTACTGTTGCTACCTGTGTAAGAAATTTGTAATTCGCCAGCAACAACATTTGTTGAAATGTCAGTGCCGCCAATAATTTTTAAAGTATCTGTAATAGAAGATGCTGTGATTGTTGTGTCGTCATCGTCTGCTACATTGTAGAAAATATTTTGATCCACGTTGGGTGCATCATTTGTGATTGTTACTTGGTCAACTGCTCCACCAGGACCTGAACCAGTTCCTGTTGCACTGACTGTGATTCCTGATCCACCGCCTATGTACAATACATCATTGGGATCGTCTGCAATTAATTCAACATTGTCTCCTGGAGTTCCTATTGCAACTATTTCAAAGTTGTTGGCTTCACCACCTACGTTACCTGTGTAATTGATTGTTAATGTGCTTCCTGATAGACTGGTAGAAATTGATGAGCCGCCCACAACATTTAAAGTGTCGGTTTGTGTTCCTGCTGTTTTAGTTCCTGTGTCTCCACTAATTGTTTGGAAAATATTTTGTTGTGTTACAGAACTATCAATCTGAATAGTGTCATTGCCAGCATTAGGTGTAAGCACAATGCCTGTGCCTGCTAATAAAGTTAATGTGTCATTGGTAGCATCTGCTACAACATCTGTGACTCCTACTCTTACTGTGCCAAAAGCATTGGACAATGTCTGTGTGTTATTGATTGTGATTGAATTTTCATCTGCTCTTGTTACAGATACATTTGTTCCAGCAATTATTTTTAAATCGTCAGTGACACCAGTTGAACTTTGTAATCTAATAACTTTATCGCCATCATCATCTTGGGCACTTGATATGCCATAGGTTGTATCGGTATCCGTGCTGGTAAATGTTAATGAATTTGAATTTCTTGTGATTCCTACATTTGTGCCTGCAACCAAAGTGATATCCTGTATAGCATCTGTGCTGTCTCTCAATCTTAATTTTTTACTGTTGGCATCATCTCCATCTGCACCAGTCAATGTGTATGTGGTATTGCCATCTGCTACTCCACCTCCACCACCACTTGATGCGATAGTTAATACGTCTGTGCCATTTTCTTCTGTGAGTGTTGTGGTCACATTGCCCGAACCTTGAATTTTTAATGTGTTGCCTGGTAAAACAGTTCTTGCCACAGAATCATCTGCTGTAACAATTAAACCACCACCACCTTGTATGTTGGTGATTCCTCCGCCACCACCTTGTCCTAATAAACTTTGTGTGTCTGTAAGATCAGAAATGTCTGCTGGTATTGTGGGTGCACCTTGTAATTCACTGTATTGTAAAGTGAATGGTGTTCCAGCAATACTCAATGTTTGTGTTTGTACAGAATTAACACCTACAAGGTTTGAATTTGTAAGATCAAGATTATCATTGATCGGTAATTCTTTTATCTTGTTACCGTCTGTTGTGTCTACTATAAGTGGTATTCTGTTTGCCATATCTTTATCCTTATAATGCCGCTATTCTTGTTTTGAAGTCAGCAAAGTCGGCACTTGCCGCTACCTCTGTTTTTAAATCTGCTATATTAATGTAACCTGGTATAGCCGCATTGTGCGTAACTTCCCCTGAAGTTGCATCGTAACCAAGTATGGTTGTCATTGTAGCATTTCTAATTGGTTTAATTACTAAACTACTTGCTGTGGTATTTTGTAATGCAATACCTGAAGCATTAATTACAATTGAGTTTGCCGCTTGGTTAGTTTGACCTGCGCCGTACCCAACTGCCACTGCGTTGTCACCTTGATTGTCATAACCTGCTGATTTACCAAGTGCTACTGAACTTGCACCTTGAACTACTCCACCTGCCTCAGATCCAACGGCTATTGCACCTGCACCTTGAGTTGCATTACCTGCCGCATCACCAATGGCTACTGACTTTGATCCTTGACTTGTTTGACCTGCATACTGACCTACGGCTATTGCTTTTGTACCTTGACTGGTTTCCCCTGCTTGACTACCTAATGCTACTGCGGCTACTCCTTGTCCTGAGTTACCTGCATTATTACCTATTGCTTGTGCATAATCACCAACACCGGCTGTTCCTTTACCTATTGCGACTGCTTCTGCACCTGCAGAAGATGATGTTCCTAATGCAATACTATCACCAGGTATTGCCAGTGCATCTGTTATACCATATCCTGACACTGTTGTTGGTTTACTTGTAAGTGAAGCAAACGTCTGTGCCGGAATAGTTAAGTTTGTTAATGCTGAACCATCTAATGCTGGTAAGTTACCAGATAACACCGAACTTGGTATTAAACTGTTAACAGCATCTACTAGCAGTGTTGAATCATCTCCAAACACACTGCCTACTACATCTCTTCTTGTGTTGGTTACATCAAGTTCTGCAAAGTTATCGTTGATTTTTTTAAATGCTGTTCTTAAAGGATCACCATCACCTTTGTTTGCACTTGTTCCAATGTTTATTGTTTGAATAGCCATTATACTCTCCCTACCACTGCTTCAATTATGCCTGCACCTGCAGTCACTTTTCTTTGCAGTGCTTTACCGATCACTGTTCCTGTTGATGCATCATTGTTTCTTCTTGCATAACCTGGTGTTGTTGAACTAACCAAAAGGTCACCTTTTTCTATTATGCCTATGACCTTCACAGTGGTTCTTCCAGTTAATGCAACTGCTGTCACATGATCGCCGTGTAATTTACTGTTCATCAAGTATGCCGGTTTGTCTGAAACAACTCCAGCAACTCTTGTGTCGTTTTTCAATGTTGTTGTGGAAACTTCTGCATCTCCACCAAATATTAAAACTGTACCAACATCATAAGTGTTGTCTGCAAGATAATTCTCAGCCAAGTCAGCATATTGAGCCTTAGTGGCAATACCATCAAATGTTTCTGCATACACAGTTTTGTATCGTTTGCCGGATGATGAACCAATATCCATGTTGTCATCACCAGGTATTAAACCTTGTGGTGTTGCAATTACTGGAACCACACCATCTGCCACAAAAGCCACTTGACCTTCTGAAGATTCGTCTAGTCCCACAATGTATGGATTATCATTTCCTAATGCTAGTCCTGTAAAGTTAGCACCTTTACCTTGTGATTCAATAAATTTTGTGTAGATATAAGTTGAAGCCAACGCAGGATCTGTGTTTTGATTTGCTCCATTGTTGTTGCTTGGTGATGTTGCCGCACTTGCTCCACCAAATCCAAATTCGTTTCCTGTGAAAGTCTGTACTGTGTTTGCTGATGCAGATCCAATTGCTGTGTAAACTGTGACTCCACCTGGAGTTGTAACTTCTAAAGTTGAACTGTCAATATCAAAAACTAAATTGCCGTCTATTGCCAATGAACTGACATCTAATTGTCCTGCGGCATCAGTTTTTGTGATACTGTTTGCTTCACCTGTGCTAGAAACATTGGTGTATGCATAAGTGTTGACACCTGTTTTAATCAGTGCATTGCCTGGATCAGCCGCCGCTCCTATTTCACTAACAAAATCTCCATCTTCTAGTCCACCACCTGTTCCAACTATTGTTGAAAATGAAACTGCCTCTGGTGCACCTGTTCCTGCTGTGGATCTACCAAATGCGAATGCGTTATCTAATTCAGGTAAATCAGCAAAATCAACTGAGGCACTTTTCAGTGTTACCCAACCATTTGTTACTGTGAAGTCTCCTGAATCAAAACTTACTAATCCTAAATCTGCCTGTGTAATTCCTGTGTCATTGGCTCTTGTGGTTGCCGCCTGCATTGCCAATTTACTTTGACTGATTGCGGCAGTTGCCGATACATCTGCATTTATAATTGTTCCTGCGTTAATTTGATAGTTGATTGTTGTTTGTGAATTCGTTCTTGAAGCAGTAACAGTTATGTCAGAGCCAGCATCTAAAATTCCATTACCTATTTCATCAATGCCTCTATCAATTACATTGGCTGTAACACCTGCACCATTATCTATTAAATCATTAAGATTGAAATCTGCAACAGAAGTTTGATTGTATGAGATTCTTGTGGCCAATCCATATCCTGGAACTGTTTCTTGAATTAAATCATAGATAACCGCTGTTGCCCCTGAATTGCTTCCAGTGATTGTGTTCCCTCCTGCAAATTGTCCACCGTCTGCTGGTGATGTGTAAATTCTTTTTGCTCCATTGAATACCAACATTTGTCCTGATGATATTGGAGTTGAAATGTTTACATCTCTATTGTCTATTAATTCATCTGTGTCGTAGTTGACTTGGTCAACATATGATTTTGTTGCCGCATCTTGATCCTGACTAGGATCTTGTAAATTTGTAATTTTATATCCACCTGCACCAATGTTGTCTGTGAATGGAGTAGAACCATCTCTTGCCACAACACCTGGACCAATTGGATTGGTTACCAATTGACCTTGTTGATCAAAATGCAATCTTCTGTTTGTGTATCCTCTAACAGCAGATTCAGTTGGCACTGTGTCAGAAGCATTGTCAGTCATTGCTGTGTCAGATGAAAATTCTGCAACAACAACACCACGTTTAAATCCAATACCATCCAAATTACTCAATGCAATTGATGCCGAGAATGTTACACTTCCTGTACCTTGGTCAACTGTGAAAAATTTACCTACTCTAAAGAATCCGTCTTGGTCAGTTGAAACATAAAACACTCTTCCTTTTCCACGTTCATCAACTTCTTGTGCTTGTACTGGTGCTTGTGGATCACCAAATACCACATTAGGATAGTTTGTTGTGTTGAACCCACCTGTTCCAATATCTAAGAAATCGTGTCCAGTGGCTCTACAAGTTGAAATGGACACAGTCAAAGTTCCTGTTTCCAATGCCGCCAGGTTTGCTCTTAAATTTACAGACGCACCTGCTCTGTACATAGAACTGTGTAGACCTGTTCCTATTGGAGTGGCATTGATGTCACTCACATCTTGAATTGTGATTGTGGCATATGTGACTCTGTCTGTGTAACCTGTAACTCTGTGAACTTTTCCATCCCAACCAAATATCATGTCACCAGCATTAATTCTATCAATGTCTGATTGTTGTGTTACTAAGTCGATAGCAATCACAACATCACCAGCAGTGTCACCCATTGTGGTACCTGATCCTGCATATGTGTTGTTGACGACTTCATCCATGTTTACATTCATTTTTACAGTGTCGTATGGTGCATCAATTCCTATAATTGCCGCACCCGATGGTAAAGGAATTCCAACTGGGTCATTGCTTTGGAAAGATACACTTCTGTAAACAGCCGCAGTGTATTCATCAAACACAATTGCTGTGGAAGGTCTTGTAGGTGAAACGTCTTCTAAATCATTAAATCTAAATGTTCTGCTGGATCTTATGATCACTGTCATTCCATCAACAAGAGGTGCTTTAAGTCCTGTTGTTGAAGTTAAATTTGAACCACCTGTTCCCAAATTAATTTTGTAAACTGTGCCATCTCTTGTGGCTGGTTGTGAAGGTGCTGTGGTTGTTTCAATATTTGTAACTTCATATCTCACAATACCTATTGATCCACCATGATCAATTTCTATCTCTGATTGTTGATACGGAATGTAATCCACATCATACACATAAACTGCTGTGCCTAAAAGTGGTTGATCATAATCTGTAGATCCATCATCAAACACCATTGCTTGTTGAGTCATGTTGTTTGCCAATGTGATGGCGTCAATTTTTTCATTAGGATTAGAACCTTCAGCAACTAATCCGTAATCACCGTGTGCAGAAGAACAATTCAATGCACGAATTTGTCCACCGTTGTTTGCATACATGGCAATGTGAGTGTAGTATGTGAAAGTGGATACCTGTTCTGATAAGCCACCATTGGTAGCAACAAGTCCATATGCTAAATCATTTATCTGTACAAAGTCATTGGCAAGTAATGATCTATTACCTGCTGTTTGAATTATTATGTTGTAAGGTGTTGCATAAGTTCCGTCCCAACCGTTGCCTGCATTAGAACCAGGTGCTAATAACAATGTGGCTGTTCCAGCACTTTGATCGTAATCTGTGATTGCCGCAACTTGATATCTTGCTCCCAGTATGTAGAATGGACAAGGTGTTTGTGGTTTACGTAAAAATAATCCAGTGCCAGCCGCCGATGAAACTTGAAGGTTGAATGCATTGGTAACTCCTGTGACTGCTGTTTGTACGTTACCTGCGTAACCATCAACATACATACCACCTCTGAATTTTTTAGTGTTTGCACTCTGTGAAAAAGAAGATCCTGTTTGTGTGTATGGAGATTTTGTAAGCACTTGACCATTTGGATCTAGAACTTCAGCAAAACCACCATGTGCTTGGAAAGTAATATTTCTAACAACAGAAGCATCGTTCATTAAGAACACATCCATTTCACTATTGTTTATGGCTGTGTTGTATGCAGGGTCATTGCTTGGAACTGTTGTGTTGATTGGTTTTGTTACATCGTCTGCATAATGATATCCGTATTCTTGTGTGCCAATTGTTAAACTGTCAAAAGTTGTGTTTCTAAAGAAATAAACATTGGCCCATGGAGATTGTGAAATACCATCCAATGGTCTGATTATAGTTCTTCTAAATTCGTCTCCTTTTATTGAAACGTTTGCTGGAATCTTAATTGGTAAATGTTCATCATAAATTCCTGATTCTACTCTGATTGTGATCTGTTTGTTTTTAACTTTGTTACCAAATTCCATTTCTTCACCAACGGTGAAATTAATTGGCTCTCTTAAAAATATCTGCACAGTGTCATTGGTTCCACCTGCTGTGATTGAAACTATTTCTCCTTTTGCTCCTGAAGTTTTACCTACGATAATTTTTCCTGGAACCAAGTCTTTGTTGTTTGGTTGATTTTGATCTACAAATCCTGTATTACCATTTGAAATTGTTATGGTGTATGTGCTTCCATCCACCTGTGTCACTATGTAATTGTAATCTTGTATTATTCCTTTTATAATGATAAATTTTGCATTGGCAGAATCTTTACCTGATTGAGGAACCACTTTAGTTAGATCAATTGTTTGTGCAACATCAGTCTGATACAAAGTACCAGGTGCTGTGTTGGTCAATACAAAATTAACCACTAAATTTTGAGCAAATGTGATTGATGCTAATGTTTCAGTTGCTTGTTGATTGATTGCTTTTAGTCCACTGTTGCTGTTGTAATATCTTTTTCCTGCTTGGATAGATTGTTGATTTGCTGTTAAACCACTTGTAACGTCAAGCACCACAGCATCAGCAATTAATCCTAAATCTCTTTCACACAATGTTGTATCATATGAAAAATTTGGATACGTGGCATTTATGTAAGCAATAGTTTCTTTAATAATAAACTGTCTGTTGGATGCCATTAAAGATTCTAATTGTGTTTGTCCTGATGGCGTTGTTATTCCTGCTGTGACAACTGCTGAATTACTAGCACCATTGTTGTAGGTTATTACCTGAGTGTATGGTCCTGTTTCAAATGGAGCCGTGTCAATAATTTGTTCTGCTCTTTGAGCCGCTTTGGAAATAGTTTTATAAGCATATGCTAATGATCTACCATATTTGTCAGCAGGTACTCCTGACATAGTGTCATCACCATCTTGACTCACAAATAAATTTGTTGTAGAAGCATATGATGTTGTGTCAACATAAAATTTAGAAGCCGCTTGTAAATCGTCAGCACCATTTGGAGTTCCTGTTCCTGCTAAATCTCCTGGATGATCATTTAGGAAAAGAGATCCTGTCATGGTGTCACCTTGACGTCTTACTGCTGATGTTCTCTGTATTGCTTCTGTTGAAAGATAATTTCCTGAAAGTGAACTGTTGTATGCTCCGTCAGTTACTGTTTGAACACCGGTTCCACCTGACACTGTGATTGTGATTCTTGTTGCATCATTGTCGTTGGTTGCTTCTGCTGATGATGTGTGCAAAGAAATTGTGTTTGCATCAACATATCTAATATAATAATTTTGTCCACTTGTAACATTGTTGGCATCTGTTCCTGTAGAATTATAAACAAACGGTAAGCCATTCGATGTTGTTGAGAATCCGTGTGATGGAATATTTAAATTTCCACTTACATATGCTGAAATTGTTTTTGTGTATTCTGTTGCATCAGAAGGTTCTGTACGAACTCTAACTTCACCAGCAACACCACCGACACCTGAACTTCTTAAATATCTTCTGTCAGCATATCCTTTATCAATAACTAAATCATCTTGAGTGATGTTTGTGCCATGGGCACTGTTGAAATCATCTACCACTGTTTGATTAATGCCTACGTTACCGATAGCATATGTGTTGGCATTTAATGGACCACCCAAGTCGGGTGTTGTGTCAGTTGATAAATTGATAGAATCAACTGTTAATAAAAGATTGTTAGGATCTGTGAAATCTACTGAAATACCTGTTCCAGCAATTCCTTTCATTGTGATGGCAGTTCCTGCTGAATTGGTTACAGGAATTTTATCTGCACCTAATGTATCAGGTGTATCACTTAATGAAGTGAAACCTATCTGTCCACCTTGTCCAAATACAGCATATAATTCTGTAAAATTTTCATTGGATTTATTGAACGCATCTCTGATACTATCACCTGTACCATCGTTCCCTTCTATACCAATATTAATAAACTGTTTAGCCATTTACCCTATCCATATCAAATTGAATACTTTCTCCACAACCACAAGCACTCTTGGTGTTTGGATTGTTGATTTGAAACTGTGAACCAAATACTTCGTCGACGTAATCAATTTCAGTTCCAAACAAGAACATCACACTACTGGTATCTACCACTAATTTTCCACCATCTACTTCGATCAGTTCGTCTCCTGATTCAATTTGAGATTGATCAGCAAAACTCCAATCATAGGAAAAACCAGCACATCCACCGCCTTTAATACCCAATCTTACAGCATACTTGCTGTTTTTTTCGCACAATGCTTTAATCTGTGTTTGTGCAGTGCTCGTCAGTGTTAAAATAGCCATAATGTAATGTTGTCGTTTGTTGTATTTATGGAAATTTTATAAATGCTAATGTAAATACCTATATGTATTTAGGTGAAAAAACAGTAGAATCAAAGACAGAACGTGTGAGCAAACTAGGTGTGAAACACCAATGCAAACGCACTAAAACGTTTCATGTCTTCAAATGTGATGCGTGTGAGAAAGAATTTAAAAGAGCCAAAGGCAAAGTTGAAAAAAAGCGTCTATCTACTTTTTATAAACACGTGTGTTCTGAATGCGACCCAAAACGTTTTGCTCAACAACAAGGTGTAAAACAAAGACAGGTTTTGGGCATGAATGCATCCAGCGATATTCCTATCAGTAAATTGTGATTATTCTGATTTCCAAATAGTCCAACCACCATACACAATTGCCGCATAAGCAACAATCGAAGCAATAGGTTTGAATATTAAGAATGAAATTCCTGCCGCAATTAAAAGAGCACCATCTAGTGTTGTTCTTTCTTTGATTCTGGCATTAATCCATTTTTGTACTTGATTGATCATATTAGTCTCCTTTTTTTAAGATTGTAGTCTTAAATTTATTGACTCCCAATTAATTATTCTCATCATGCCTTCTATATATTTTTTCTTGGCATCTTTTGCAGGCACATAATCCGAAAATGAATGTTCCCACATATCTACAGGCATTAGAATGTCTGTTCTATATGATTGATTTGGTGTAGTTTTGATGTTACCATTTTTGGCAACATACACCCAGCCTGAACCTTGTATGGTCATTGCTGATCTAATTAATTCTTTTTTGAATGCTTCAAATGATTCGTGTTTTGATTCTATTAAAGTTTTGATTTCACCAGTTGGTTTATTACCTGGACGAGGTGCTTGTAATTGTAACCAAAACATATTGTGAAGTTTTGCTCCACCGTAATTAAAATCTGCATCACCTTCACCATCATTGTATCTTCTCACGTATGCTTTGGTTAATACATTGTAATGATAATCGATATTTGCTTCAGATAATACAGGTGATAGTTCTTTCATTTTGAAAGGCAGTTTTACCACTTCTAGTTTTGATTCTCTATTTTGTTTTGATTCAGTAAGGTGTTCTAGTTTCATAACGATATTTATCGTTATACTAAACCCAACTCAACAGCCTGATTGTGTAAATCTTCCGCCGCTTGATTCTTCATCTTGGCTTCAACTTGTATGTCTAGTTGCGGTAGAAAACTCAATGCCCATTCATTTACAGCACGATTTGGTAATCGTTCGCTGTGTGCTCTCAATTTTTGTTTCTTACAACCTT